AGAAGATTCGGAAAGAATGGCCAAAGAAATTATTTATAACCAGCAGGTAGTCTAATGGTACAACCAATTAAAAAACAAGTTAAAATAAATGGTAAAATGTATAACTTATCAACAGTTTATAATAATCCAGGCAATATAGAAGATACACAAGGGTATGCAGGTACTATAGGCAAATATGCAATGGAACGAGAAAAAATTCGTACTCGAATAGATTCCTCAGGAGCAAATATTCCATCTATTCCAGGTAGAACTGGCTTTGCAGAATTTGATCATAAAGTCTCAGGATTGCGTGCATTAGCGGTTGATATAAATGCTAAGTTAAATAAACCTGATATGGCACTAGATACACTTGTTGGCATATATGCGCCACCTAGAGATAACGTAGGAACGCTTGAAAATTACAAAAAATTTGTATTAGAAACTGTTTCTAAGCAAACAAAAATTCCTATAGATATTCTAAAACAACCAAACTTTATGCAAACATCTGGTGTTAATGGTGATGTTATTTTAAAAGCTATTATGAGAGGTAAAACAAATTTTGAAAACTCTGGTACAGCTTTTTATGTTACTGATCTGAATAAAGCTGTTACAGCTCAAGAATACTATGATGATGCTTCTATTGATGAAGCAGTATTACTTAGTAAAAATACAGACTATGGTAAAAATACATCGTATGAACAAATGAAAGAATCACTATCAGATAAAGTAAAAAATCAAGTAGATAACTCTTTGTATTCAAAAGATACACCAGACTTAACCGCAGCCGATTTTGGCTTTCACCAGGAGAATATATCATGAACGATGGCTGGACTAATCAACCTAGAGACGTTGTAAATCCTAATGTATACAGCAAAGAGCAATGGAAAAAAGTAAGAACTGTTGTTAAAACTCAACACATGAAAAGTTATCCTAAAGATTTTGTAAACGACATGGAAGCCGATAGAATTTTAGCAGCTATGTCGCCTCAAGCAGTAGAAAAACTCTACGAACTAGCGGTCAAGTATGGCATCACTCAGCTATAAAGCACCTGGTCCTATTGTAAAAGCGTTTATGAAAGACGATTCTTTCTTTCGTGGTTTGCGTGGGCCTGTCGGTAGTGGCAAATCAGTATCATGCTGTATTGAAATATTACGTAGAGCATTAGATCAAGCTCCAAATGCAGATGGTATAAGGAAAAGCAGATGGGCGGTCATAAGAAATACTAATCCACAACTTAAAACTACTACCATAAAGACTTGGCTAGACTGGTTTCCTGAAGAAGAGTGGGGTAAGTTTTTATATAGCGTACCTTTTACGCACAACATTAAGAAAGGTGATATTGAATTAGAAGTTATCTTCCTAGCATTAGACAGGCCAGAAGATGTTAAGAAACTACTATCCCTTGAACTTACAGGAGTATGGGTAAATGAAGCGAGAGAGATTCCAAAAAGTATTATTGATGCCTGCACGATGCGTGTTGGTCGTTATCCATCTATGCGTGATGGTGGTCCTAGCTGGTATGGCGTTATTTGTGATACCAACGCTCCTGATACTGAGCATTGGTGGCCAATACTTGCAGGCGAAACTGTATTGCCAGACTACCTCACTAAGCAAGAAGCGAAGATGTTAGTCAAACCAGATAACTGGTCATTCTTTAATCAACCTCCAGCAATGGATGAGATTATAGGCAAAGATAAAATAGTAGATAGATACGAACGCAATGATGAAGCTGAGAATATAAACAACCTTACACCTAATTATTATCCAAATATTATTAGAGGTAAGACTAAATCTTGGATAGACGTGTATGTTCTTAATAAACTTGGACTTATTGAAGATGGTAAGCCTGTATACGATTCATTTAGACATGATGTGCATGTAGCCAGAAGTGATTGTTTGGTTGCAGAACAAGTACCAATCTATATGGGAATAGATTTTGGACTGACTCCAGCCTGTGTGTTTGCTCAACGCATACGTGGTAGATGGGTAATACTTGATGAGCTGGTAGCGGAGGACATGGGTATTGTAAGGTATTCTGATTTATTAAAACAACAGATGGCGTTGTATGCACCACGTACGTTTCACATCTTTGGTGATCCAGCAGGAGACCACAGAGTGCAAACAGATGAGGCAACACCCTTTCAAATACTAAGATCCAAAGGAATTAATGCTAGACCAGCACCTTCAAATGATGTTCTAATTAGATTAGAAGCAGTTAATGCTACATTAACCAGAATGACAGATGGAGAATCAGGCTTGTTAATTGACCAAAAATGTATTAACTTGATAAAAGGATTTAGTGGTGGTTATCATTACAAGCGTATACAAACAAGTGGTGAACGCTATGATGAGAAGCCAAACAANAATAGGTTTTCACATATACATGATGCCTTACAGTATTTATTGTTAGGTGCAGGAGAAGGGAGAAGATTAGTGCTTGGAGGAAAGACCAGCAAACCTTTTGTAGCAAAGCGAGACTTTGATGTTTATACTGTGAAACCAAAGCGTAACATCCATGATAGGAGGAACAGATAATGTGTGCAGGACCATTTAAACCTAGTGTACCAGCTCCACGTGGGCCATCTGCTGAAGAAATTGAACAACAAGAATCTTCAAGACGAGCGCAACGTGATGCTTTAAAAGAAGAAAAACAAACAGCCAAAGAAATTAAAGACAAACAATTAGAAATTAGTACTGCTGCATTAGCAGGCAGACGTGGAAGAAGAAGTTTATTAACTGGCCGTAAAGGCGGTAGTGGTTTTGAAGTAGCTGATACTTACACAACTAAAGGAACTTTAGGAGCATAATGATAGAAAGCAAACCAGATGTTAATGTTACTCAAATACAAAATCCTGTTAAAAAACTTTTAGCAAGATATGCGCATGCAAAGTCTTTAAAAGATCAATGGGTTTCTGTATTTGAAGAGTGTTATGAATATGCATTACCACAAAGAGAATCGTTTTTTCAAGAGACAGCAGGTAGCAGAAGAACCGATCACATCTTTGATGAGACCGCAGTTGTTGGTGTACAAGAATTTGCAAGTAGATTGCAATCAGGAATTGTACCTAACTACGCTAGATGGGCTGAGTTTGTTGCAGGTACAGAAGTACCAGAAGATCAGCAAAAAGAAACTAACCTAGCATTAGATAAAGTTACTGAATATGTATTTGAGGTATTACAAAACTCAAACTTTTCACAAGAAGTACATGAAACATTTCTTGATATAGCTTTAGGCACAGGAGTTTTACTAGTTGAAGAAGGAGATGCTGTTCAACCAGTAAGATTTAAAGCTATTCCATTACCACAAGTTTGTTTGACAAGTGGTCATGATGACAAAGTAGATGCAGTATATCGTACACGTAAAATGAGATTAAAAGAGTTGACGTTTGCATATGCTCAACCAATTTATAATGACAAAATGGCTATGGATATGGAAGCCAATCCCGACAAGGAAATCACTATTATTGAAATTTTGTATCGTGATTACTCACAAACTAAAGAAGAGGTAAATATATTTTGTGCTATAGCAAAAGATTATGAGCATAAAGTATACGATGAACAATACAAAGGTGTGGGTAGTAATCCATACATTACCTATCGTTGGTCTAAATGTGCTGGTGAAACATACGGCAGAGGACCATTACAATTTGCGTTGCCTGCAATAAAGACGTCTAACTTAGTTGTTGAACTAATATTAGAAAACGCACAAATGAGTATTTCAGGTATGTATCAAGTGGAAGATGATGGCGTCATTAACGTTGACAACATTGCACTTATTCCAGGTACAGTTATCCCGAAAGCAGCAGGTAGCGCAGGTTTACAACCTATTGCACAAGCAGGTAACTTTAATGTATCTGACTTAGTATTGCGTGATATGAGAACTAACATTAAGAAAGCACTCTATAATGATATGTTAGGTAATCCAAATGAGAAAACTCCTATGTCTGCAACAGAAGTAGCAGAACGTCAAGCTGATTTGTCCAGGCAAATAGGTGCTGCGTTTGGTAGATTGCAAGCAGAACTGGTTAATCCAGTACTAGCTAGAGTTATATACATTCTTAAAAAACAAGGTCGTATAGAAATACCTACCGTTAATGGCAAAGAAGTGCAAATTAAATCTTCTAGTCCACTAGCACAAGCTCAATATCAATCAGATGTAGTTAACATTGATAGATTCTTAGGTTTAATTCAAGGTAGAGTTGGTCCACAATTATTAAATATTATGATTAAACAAGATGAAGTAGCTAAATACATTGCGAAAAAACTAGGCATACCAGAAGAATTGATTAGATCCCCAGAAGAAATGGCTGAAATGATGCAACAAATGCAGCAAATGCAGCAAATGCAACAAGCTACGCAAGGCACTCCAGCCGAAGGAGTTATGGAAGGTCAATAAGTCCTTGACTTTTGGTAACAATTTACTATTATCAAATGGGAAGCGAAGCATTTAAACCCCCACAGTTTTGATGAAAGTACCTTTGCTTCCTCAATGTTTCACGTGGAACAATTAACAACATGAGGTGTAGCATGGCAAAAAAGAAAGTCAAAACGCTGATAGGGCTTGATGGTATGGAAAGAACGCCAGACCAAGAAGAAGCACTTAACGCAGTATCAAGAGCATTATTCACATCCGATGCAGGTAAAACATTTTTAAATTATCTAAGGTCTATTACGATTGAAACCGTAGCAGGGCCTGAAGTATCTGATCATCAACTAAGACATATAGAAGGACAGCGTTATATTGTAGGTTTAATACAGCGCAGAAGTAACAAAGGACAATCACAAAAAATAGTGGAGGATAGCAACAATGGCTGAAGAACAAATAACTGAAGAAGAAATCTTAGATGAAGTACCTGTAAACGAAGTGCCTCAAGAAGAACGACCAGAGCATATACCTGAAAAGTTTTGGAAAGAAGGTAAAGCTGATTATGATGAAATGGCTAAGTCGTATACACAATTAGAAACTTATGTTGGTGGCAAAGAAGAAGCTATTAAAGAAAAATTAATAGAAGAACTTGCTACTGAACATGCAGAAAATGTACCAGAAGTCTATGAAATGCCTAAGTTACCAGAAGGTATAACACCAGAAATGGTAACTGAAAATCCTATGACTACATGGTGGGATGGTGTAGCAAAAGAAAATGGTTTTACTCAAGAAGAATACGATGCTGGTATTAATACGTATGTTGAAATGATGCAAGGACAACAGCCTGATTTAGATGCAGAAATGGAAGCATTGGGTGAAAATGCTAATTCAAGAGTAGATGCGGTTAATGCTTGGGCTAGTAAAAATTTTCCACCAGAAGAATTTGAAGCAATTCAATACTCTTTAGGAACAACAGCATCAGGTATACAAGCAATAGAACGTATTATGGAAATGGGCCAAACAGGTGTAAGGTCTGAGCAATATACACAACCAGATAAACAACTGACAATGGCAGATGCTAGAGCCATGATGACAGATAAAAGATACTTTGATCCACGATATAGGGATGAGGCATATGTAGCTAAAGTAGATGCTGCATTTAGAATGTTAACAAAGTAATGCTTTATGTAGAAAAAACAATCCCTAATGATTGTTTTAGATTAGCGCCCAATTTACAGCAGTT